AAATCTATCCAATCAAAAAGATGTAGTAAAACTAATCAAAGACAAAGAGTTTAAAAAAACATTCAGAAAATACATGCGTAATGTAGAAGACGGTGCTGGTACATTGGGTAATAAAGATTTAATGGATACTATATTTAAGATATGGGAAAGACGTTATGGTAAAGCAGTTCAAGAGATTGAACTGGACAGCAAAACTATTGATGTTGAATTAAAGCTACCAGAGGGTATTGATACTACGGGCATGGAATAATGAAGTATAATTTCGATCTGTCTAATTTAGATAAGGTGATACTCAGGCACTTCTTTCCTTTGCTCTATGATAAGAACATTTACTTACTTCTTATGGGTGGGGCTGGTAGCGGAAAATCGGTCTTTGCGATTATGAAGATTCTCATAAGGATCATGCTTGGTTATAAATCCAATACTATTCATAATCAGCTTGTAATCATGAAGACTGCGAACAGTATGAAAAATACCGTTATTGCTGAATTTCAGAAATGGATAAAGTTCTTTGGGATTAATCAGATATGTGAGTTTAAGTTAACACCTAAAGAAATCATCTTTGATAACGGATCAAGGATATTCTTTTTAGGGTGTGATGATCCAGATAAACTTTTGTCATTATCAGGTGTAACGAGTATATGGATTGAGGAAGCCAGTAGGATCACGTTAAACGACTTTGAGATTATAGACACACGTTTGCGTGGGGTAGTTAATACATACCCTCAGATCATGCTCTCCTTCAACCCTATAAGCAAATTATCTTGGATATATAATTATTTTTATGTTGAAGTAAAAGATGGAGCTACATTACATCACTCAATGTTGAGAGATAACTACTTGCTTCAGGACGAAGGTTACAAACAGAGGATCAGAAATTACGAACATACAAATATAAATAAGTATAGAACATTCTGGTTAGGAGAATGGGGAAGTCTTGAAGGTAGTATTTATGATAATTATGAAGTAGTAAATGAGTTCCCTGATGATTCTGAGTTCGATGATATAATATACGGGCTTGATTACGGTTTTAACAACCCCAATGCTTTGTTGAAGGTTGGGATAAAAGACCAAGAGTACTATTGGGAAGAACTGATCTATGAAACAGGACAGACACTTGATGTATTAATTCAGAATATGAAACAAGTAATACCAAAGAGATATAGAGAAAAGTATTACATTTATGCAGACTCACAGAATCCAGATAAGATAATGGAGATTAATAACCAAGGTTTTATTTGTTATAAGTCCGATAAGTCGATTAACGATGGAATTGATTTCGTGAAGTCACAGAAAATAAAGATACATAAAGACTCTTATAATTTACAGAAAGAAATCGAAGGATATGTATATAAAACTGACAAAGATGGTAACTCATTGGAAATACCTCTCAAGATGAATGACCACCTTATGGATAGTGCAAGGTATAGTATGTATACTTATAACAAGACACTGAACTTAGAACCCGGTGTTCTATTATGGTAATGAGGATATAATATGGGATTAATTAAAAAGTTTTTTGATTCATTCAAAACGAAGAACACATCAGAAAGAACACTACAATGGTTAATTGATAACAGTTCAAGAGATGGTAATAATACACAACCAGTAAAATATTCAAGTGTACTTTATAGATGTATTCAGTTGATAGGAGATAATGTAAGTGAAGCAGAATTAAAGTTCGCTGATAGAAACACAAACGAAGATTTACCATACACACATGATGTAGTACAATTATTTGAAACACCAGATGGGGATGATACATATGCAGACTTTATATCAAGGTCTGCTGTATACTATTCTCTTTATGGTGAAGCTATATGGATTGTAATTCCATCCATAGGGCAGATGCAAGGAGTATACAAATACCCTGCACGATTAGTTCCTGTTGATCCTAAGTGTATGTTTGAAGTACTAGACAGTAATAATAATATTGCTTATTGGCAGTACACACCAACATACAATAGCCCAAAGGTAGAAGATGGAGTTCATATACCTGCTGAATGGGTTATCAAGATTAAGAACCATAACCCTTATAACTATCACAGAGGATTATCCGTTGTTGATTCATTAATGTCCAAGTTAGATATTAATAGACAAGCATTAAAGTTTGAAGATAATTTCATGAAGAACGGTGCTTCTCCTAACTTGGTAATCACAATGGATAAGGATATACCTAAAGGGCATACCAACGATCAGGCTAAACTACTTGCTCTTGTCAAACAATTTGATCAAAGACATAAAGGTCCACAGAATGCTGGTAGAACTGGTATTCTAACCCCCGGTCTTGATATTAAGACTATTGGAACTGAACATGACAAGATGCAGTTTCTTGATACATTGAAATACACAGATGATCATGTAATGTCTGCATTGGGTGTCCATAAAACTATACTTGGATTTACAGAAGATATTAATAGAGCAATATCAAATGATCAAAGAGAAATGTTATGGCAATACACATTAAAGCCTATGACAACCAAGTTCGTTCAGGCAATTAATTATAAATTGCTTAGACCAATCGATCCAACAATCAAAGCATATTATGATTACACAACAGTAATCGAAGATCAGAGATTAACAGTTGCTGATGTTCCAATTCTCATGAATGCTGGATGGACTCGTAATGAGATAAATGAAAGATTAAAACTCAACTTTGACGAAGATGAATCAGGTGATGTGAGAATAGTGCCATTTAACTACACAACTCTTGACAGTATCATAGACCCTATTGAAGATATATCCTCAGATGCGTCTAAGATGCTCACTATTGAACGCAAGGACGGAAATGATACCTACATAGCCACTAAAGCGACAAATCGTGATAGGCAACGTCACAGACAATATATGAAGACTCAAGAGATGTACGAAAAACAATTCAGAGGTAGGCTTAAAAAATATTTCATTAAGCAAAGAGGAAAAGTATTAGATGCTTTCCATTCTACTGTGAAAGAAATACTACCACCACCTGAAGTGATATTGAATAGTATTGAAGAAGTATTTAATGAAGCGGAAGATACTTTACTTCAAACATCTTTAACACCAATATATGAGAAGACGATTCAAGCCGCTGGTGATATGGCATTTGAATTTATGAACATTAATAGAAGTTATGTTATCAATCAAGGAATACTTCAGAATAAGATAAACAAGATAGTCGGAGTAAACCA